TTTTAATATGGACCCATTGAGTCTTGTGGCCTTGTTAGGGATTGCTGTGGCAGGTCGTCAAATTGCCAGCAGTGACCGCAAAGAAGGTTTTACTCCAGCACCCGTTCCGAACCGAGAGACGCAGCAGATGCCGTTTTTTGGTAACAACGTGAATACTCCAACCCAGGAATTGACAGCCGTGACGGATCTGTTCACGGGGACGTTCAACCCTAATAATCCGATGGGCGGTATCATCAACCCCAAGAAGGAAGTCGTGGCGACCCTTCAGGACACGGCACCGAATGTTCAGTTCCCGTTTGGTCAGCCCGTCTACAATCTGTATGATCGCCAGAATGTCTCCAGTCGCATGAACAATCTGTCGTCTGCAGAGCGTAGGTTCGTCGGTCCGGGTCTGGGCGTCCCGGCTAACGTCCCCGCCTATGGTGGCTACCAGCAGCAGTTCCGCGTCATGCCCAATAACGTCGGCGCGTACAAGCTCACGACCCTTCCTGGTCGCTCGGGTCCTGCCAAGGACTTCGTGGGTCGTGGATCGGAGCGTCTCACCGTCACCCAGAATCGTCCTCAGAAGACCTATCAACTTTTGGGCGCAGAGGGCAAGCGTCCATTAGAGAGGGGCCGAGCTCAGGGACAGGGTGGCATGCTCACCGGTCAGCGCGAACGCGAGCAGTATGTGAAGACTCAGCGCCCCACAATCCGTTCGGAGACTTCGACCCGGATGGACGGACTCGAGTTCGGTACCGCCAAGAAGTTTGTTTCCGCGCCAACCAATCAGGACACTCCTACCCGCAACAAGGCGAACTTCCAGTCGCGCATCAACGACGTGGCGGCTCCGGGCATTCACTCATTCGAGGGAGCCTACCAGAACACCCAGAACACTATCCTTCTGCGTCCCGCCGACCGCGGCAACAAGGGCTACACGCCCCCGGGTGGTCGCATGAACGTCCGCGGGAATGCCACCCAGGCTCAGGGTGCCACCACACACACTCGCGATAGCGCTTCGACCGTTATCGAGGGAGGTGCCGGGAACCAGTATCTCGGTCAGAACTACGATATCACTTGGAAGCAGAATAACAATGCCTACAAGGGAAATGCAGATTTCAGGACAAACAACCTGGGCCTCGCCGTCAAGCAGCTGGACAACAATCCGTTCGCTCTTTCACTGGCTCAGCACTAAAAAAGTTCAGGAGTCCACTCCGGCCAAATTTTAACCATGTCTTCCTTCTCAATACGCCTATTTGGTCTTATTTTATATAATTCTTTCATCTGTTGTAGTTCAGGATCTTCAGGTCTCTTAACAAAAGAAGCTTTGTAACGATATCCATCCTCATTTGCACCAAATTTTTCGGTATTTTTTTTAGATTCCAGAGGACTTAAATAATAATAAGTTAGAATACTTCTGTGTACATTTTCTGGACACATTAGGCGTTCCGGTACACCATGCCAAGACAGGTCACTGGTTTGAAATATTAAAGCACTATTAAAAACAACAGGCGAAGATATTTCACATTTCTTACAATCATTTGACCAAAGTTGTGTATCACCTTTCCATTCTGGTTTCCAATTTTCAGAAAGATATAAAATAACGTTGAGTTGGCGTTGCTTGTCTTTTAGATAAATATGACGCTCGTAATCCAAATGAATACCAAGTCGCCCGTGGCGAGGATAAACGTGTATTCCCCCTCCATGTATGTAAGGATCAATTTCGAGATCCATTCCAGTAATATATCTAAACAAACCTGTAATGTATTTACTACTTAGAAGGTAAACCAAATCCTTTTGATGAACAGAAAATGTTTCCAAATTGTCGTTTAGATATTTAACTTCAATTGGGTTATTGTATTTGTACCACGCAGGATTCTCCAAAAAATCTGTTGGAAAATCTTCTGTACACTTTTTTATGAAATCCGCATTCAAGAAATTATCAATAATAACATGTTTTACAGGTTTTGAATTATAAAATTTTTCCTTGAGTTCGTCAATCGAATCAATCCATGCACCGAAATATGATTTTATCTTGTGGTCTTGCATATTGTTTATTAAATCAAGTTCATTTGGTAAAAGTTTGATTTCAGGCAACATTTAAAATAATATAAATTTAATTATTTAACTAAACGTCATAGATCCTACACTCTAGAGCATGGGGTTCTTCCTTACAGAACATCTCCATGGCATCCAGTTTGTTCTCTTGTTCACGAACCCGTTGATCGTGAAGACGAGAATATAGCTCTTCATGTTCCATCCAGTCATGGACGTACTTTTGTGGATTTTCAATCATCCGTTTTGTGGGTCTTTTCAGTTCGGTGCGCTTTTTGAACATGTACGGCGGCACGTTCCTGAACAAGCAACTGTAGTAGAGCATATTTAAAAATAAAAGTCATTATATTTTTAAGTATGAGACACGAGACGATCGCCATGGAAGTTTCGCCCCTGGAGTTCGAGGGCATCAGGGTTGTAGACTTCGAAGCCCAGGTGGATGACAATGACAAGGTGGTGATCGTCACGATGTCCAGATACTTCATTGGAGACCTCCATGACGAATGTATCAAGAAGGCAAAGAAGATGTTCAAAGGATACAGGGTTAAAACTAACGTGGGAATGTAATTCAAGATGATTGAGACAACTACGATTGAGGTACCAGTGAACCCCTTCCACTTTGATGGGATGCGAAGCCTTGGAATACCCATCAAGGTGGATCACAAGGAACAGATGATCTACGTTGATTTTATGTCAAACCAGGGAACTCAAATTATGGAAAATTTCCTTGAGGAGGTCAGGCACAAGTTTTCAGGATACGAGATCAGGGTAGCCAGGCTTGACCAGTGAGCACCGCCTTGGCATACTTGGTGGCGATCATGGAATGAATCATCGGCCAGTCCATGACGTTACTGGCGGTGACCGACAGACCAAATGGATTGGAGTTTACGTACTTGACAAACTCCTTGCCGTTCTTTTGAGAATCGGGTGAAGTATAATACTCCATCTTCTCAAAAGAGCCCTTGAGCCACTGAACATGCTTTTCGTCGTTGGGATCAAATCGGTCCATCGTTATTAGTTGAATATGTTTTTATGTCTTTAATTAGTAGTATGAGTTCCATTGATAACTCCTTAGAGGGGGGAGGAAGTGCGTCGGCTTCAGGGAAGAAGGGCGTCATCCAATTGAGTGATGGAAACTTCAACCTGACTTCGAACAAAGACCTCAAGTCCGATCCAGCAACCGGAACCATCACCACGACGGGTTTGACCACCACTGGGACTGTCTTTGCTGGCACTGTTTCGGCAACAAGTTTAATTGTAGATACGCTTACCGAAAGTTTAACGGTGGTGGGTGATGTATCCATCACAGAGAACGCTACAGTGGATGGAACGATCAGCACCACCAAGGTGGACATAAGTCAAACTCTCACGACTGCATGGGCAACTGTTTCTGGAACCTTGACGGCAGTATCTATTACTGGGACATCTGCTAGCATCGCTGGAGAAATCGAGGCCGGAACATTGAGTTCCACTGGAAATGCTTATTTTTCGTCCAATGTAGGCATAGGTACCACAGATACCGCTGAGTACAAGTTCCTGGTAAATGATGGGACAAGCAACCTATTCGGCGTGCCTCTAAGTTCGTCAGGACTTTCCACTGGAAAAACCCTCGTCTATGACGGAAGTGGATGGATTTATGATAACGCAGGACCAGCCGATGGAACACAAACTGGTGAAATTCTCGCATGGAATGGAACCGAATGGTCTGCGAACAGTGCCGTGGTAGTTGAAGGAACTAGTGTCGGTATTGGTTCTACACAACCCACACAGAAATTGGATGTCATCGGCAGTGTAAAGGCCACAGACTTTATAGGATCGGGTGATGGAATAGATGACCTAAATGCGTCCAACGTCACTTCGGGGACTCTTAACAATGCTAGACTTCCAGGTACCATCTCAGTCTCCAATTTGGAAGCGACGGCCAACCTGGTGGTCGGGGGTCCTGCGGACATCACTGGGACTTTGAGTGCCTCAGACTTCATAGGTTCGGGTGATGGAATAGATGACCTAAATGCGTCCAATGTTACTTCTGGAACTCTTGATAACGCCAGACTTCCTGGTACCATCTCAGTCTCCAATTTGGAAGCGACGGCCAACCTGGTGGTCGGGGGTCCTGCGGACATCACTGGGACTTTGAGTGCCTCAGACTTCATAGGTTCGGGTGATGGAATAGATGACCTAAATGCGTCCAATGTTACTTCTGGAACTCTTGATAACGCCAGACTTCCTGGTACCATCTCAGTCTCCAATTTGGAAGCGACGGCCAACCTGGTGGTCGGGGGTCCTGCGGACATTATCGGAACACTTTCCGTCGGAGGGTCGTTAACAGGATCATCCGTAACGGTGACAGGTGATATCCAAGGTCTCAACTTGACATCTACAGGGACTCTCTCTGCCGACGGTATCACTTCATCGGATAACGTGACCATCACGGGTGCAGATAAATCTCTTACTGCTTCTAATATTACCACATCGAATTTGACAGTATCAAACTTTCACAGCATAACGGGAACCCTATCCGCATCCAACGTCGAGACCTCAAACTTGACTGTCAGTAATAGGTTATCTGGAGGCACGATCTCGGTTTCCAACATCGAAGCGACGGCCAACCTGGTGGTCGGGGGTCCTGCGGACATCACTGGGACACTTTCCGTCGGTGGTTCACTTACGGGGTCGTCTGCAACGGTCACGGGACAGCTTCAGGGTGCCACCGTATCATCCACGGGACATGTGATAGCAACAGGTTCACTTACAGGTGCTTCCTCTACGGTCACGGGGCAGGTTCAGGGTGCCACCGTATCATCCACGGGACATGTGATAGCCACAGGTTCACTTACAGGTGCTTCCGCTACGGTCACGGGGCTGGTTCAGGGTGCCACCGTATCATCCACTGGACACGTGATAGCAACAGGTTCGATCACAGGGACAACAGTAAATACGCCAACTTTGGTTGTGAGCAATGATGCTCAGATTACCGGTAACCTCACGGTATCTGGTGGGTTGGTTACGATCACAAGTACCACCACTGGTACCAATCAGATCAATATCACCAACAACGGGACGGGACCAGCCCTCATAGCAAAGCAGACCGGTGATCAACCCGTCGTGAACTTTTTGGACGACAGCACAAGCGCCCTTTTCATATCGGGTGGTGAATTGGCAGGCAAGGACGGGTTTGTGGGTCTCGGAACGGAAACCCCACAGGAACGCTTGGATGTTCAAGGTAATATTGTTTCAAGCGGGACAATCTCGTCGACTAACGTCGCGACATCCAACTTGACTGTCAGCAATAGGTTATCCGGAGGCACCATCTCAGTCTCCAACGTGGAAGCAACGGCCAACCTGGTTGTGGGAGGTCCTGCGGACATCACGGGAACACTCTCTGCGGCCGGAATAACTTCGTCGGCAGCCGTGAATGTCACCGGGACCATTTCCTCGTCGTCCACGGTCACTGGAACGGATGTGGTGGTTTCTGGAACCGCACAGGGTCTCAACTTGACTTCAACCGGAACCCTCTCTGCGGCCGGCATCACTTCGTCGGCAGATACAAATATCACTGGAGCCCTTAATCTCACCCTTTCGGACAATGGAAGTGCCGCAGGTCCCGAGTTCACAATGCACCGCTACTCGGCGGATCCTGCTGCAGCAGACTACATTGGACAGATTAAGTTCACAGGTGAGCACAGTGGGGTTGGTGGCGACCAAGTTTACGCCAAGATAACAGGTAAAATCAGTGACGCTACTCAAGGTTCAGAAGATGGGCTGATTGAGGTTGCCGTGGTGGATGCGGGTTCTAATAAAATCACAACGCGATTTACAAACAACGCTCTCAAACTCATCAATACAACAGGTCTGGAAGTGGACGGGACGATTAGTGCTACGGACAATGTGACCATTTCGGGTGCTGACAAGATCCTCACCGTCAGCAACATCTCCACGTCCAACCTGACAGTCAGCAATCGTCTCTCGGGTGGCACCATATCGGTCAGTAACATTGAAGCCACTGCCAATCTGGTGGTGGGAGGACCTGTTGATATTACTGGAACGCTTTCGGCTGGAGCGATTGATGGTTCGTCTTTGACCGTTACTGGTGACGTCCAAGGTGCCAGTGCCTCTTTGGGAGCGATTGATGGTTCGTCTTTGACCGTTACTGGTGATGTCCAAGGTGCCAGTGCCTCTTTAGGAGCGATTGATGGATCGTCTTTGACCGTTACTGGTGATGTCGAGGGCACAAGTGCTTCTCTGGGAGCGATCGATGGTTCGTCCTTAACGGTGACTGGTGATGTCCAAGGTGCCAGTGCTTCTCTGGGAGCGATTGATGGATCGTCTTTGACCGTTACTGGTGATGTCGAGGGCACAAGTGCTTCTCTGGGAGCGATCGATGGTTCGTCCTTAACGGTGACTGGTGATGTCCAAGGTGCCAGTGCTTCTCTGGGAGCGATCGATGGTTCGTCCTTAACGGTGACTGGTGATGTCGAGGGCACAAGTGCCTCTTTGGGAGCGATCGATGGTTCGTCCTTAACGGTGACTGGTGATGTCGAGGGCACAAGTGCCTCTTTGGGAGCGATCGACGGGTCGTCTTTGACCGTTACTGGTGACGTCCAAGGTGCCAGTGCCTCTTTGGGAGCGATCGACGGGTCGTCTTTGACCGTTACTGGTGACGTCCAAGGTCTCAACTTGACATCTACAGGAACTCTCTCCGCGGCTGGTATCACCTCATCGGCGGATACTACTGTGTCTGGAACTTTAACTGCGACCGCCAACATTGCCGCGGGAGGGAATGTGGTGGCAACAAATAATGCATACGCAAGTTTCTTCTTCGGAGACGGAGGTCTTTTGAGTAACGTCACTGGCGGGGGAACAACTCCTACACTTCAGGAAGTCACTACAGAAGGATCCACAACTTCGGATCTCGTCACCGTCGGTGGTTTATCATCAACCGCAGACGTGAATGTTACCGGGACCCTAAGTGCATCCGCCAACCTAGAGATCGGGACATCGAACCTGTTTGTGGACACCGCCACGGGCAACGTCGGCATCGGGACGAACAACCCCACCAGTATGCTCTACGTGGATGGCGACATCATATCCAATCTTTCCCTCCAAACAAAGGCCGTCCGCATTAGCAACACACCCGAGTCAAATCTATACTTCAATCCAAATCTCACCGTGACGGGTTCGCTTACCGCCGGAGGAGACGTCAAGTCCGGCACCACCTTCCGAGGACCCGACATGGTTCTCTCGGGAACCGCGACGGTCGGGACGCTGACGACCTCCAATATCACTCACGATTCGGAACTCACCATTACATCAAACTTACTCATGGGTCCTGGTACCACTCTCACGGCGTCCAACATCGTCGGGGCCTCTCCGGTCACCATCAGTTCCAACCTTGTGATGGCCTCGGGGTCTAGTCTGACGACCTCCAATCTCGTCGGTTCGTCCTTCCTAACAGTGACCGCCAACACCAACGTGGTCGCGGAGTTTACAGAATCGTCACGGTACTACCATGTCAAAGAACCAAGGTCTGCGATGACAGCAAATTCCAGTTTTGGTTACACGGCCAGTGTAAGTTCAGAATTATCTAGCGACTGGACTGGATGGAAAGCTTTCAATGGAGTAGTTGGAGACGATGGATGGCATGATGCTGGTAGTAAGTATAGCACAAGTGATGGATCCTATATCGGTAGCAATTCACTCGGTGGATATAGCGGAGAGTGGATAAAATTACAATTACCCGATAGCATAAAATTAACTCAAATTAGAATTGCACCCAGACTCGTTCATCCTGACAGGACTCCTAAAGATGCTGTATGTTTGGGAAGTACGGATGGTTCAAATTGGTATTCACTGACTTCTTGGACAGGTGCAACGTATACCGATGGTTTATTTACTAATTTTTACGTAAACACTGACAATTATTATGATTATATTGGTATTGTGACAACTCGAATCGAATCACTCGACGGTACTGTAAATATCAGTGAAATTGAATATTACGGCACCCCCTACACTGCTGCGACTAACGACGGCACGGACGTCCTCCTTAAGACCGTCCCGAACACACCCAAGACAGAATTCTTGGAGGTTTACTATGACGCGAAGGAATACTCTGGAACTGGAAACATTACGGACGAGACCGGTAATGGTAACACAGGGACGCCTTCGGTAAATGTTTCTTTCACAAGTACAGATCCAAAGTCATGGAACTTTGATGGGATTACCGCAAATATATCCGCGACCTTCAATTCAAACACGTTGGATGCTGGTAATGTACATTCAATTTGCATGTGGATAAAACCAAATGCGATACAATCTTCTTATAAAAGTTTGTTTTCATGTGGACAAGAGTCAAATAACAATTTAACAGGTGTTTTTCTTTATAATGGGTATGTAGTCTTTTTACACTATGGAAATAATCTTGTAAGTGATTATTTAGTTGAATTAGACAAATGGATTTTTATTACATGTACTTATACCCCTGGGCGCAAAATTTATGTGAATTCGCAATTTGTGAAGAGTGATACTTATTCTAGTTTAAATATCTCGAATTTTTCAGCAAAACTTGGTGCAAATTTATCAAATGGAGAACTTTTCGACGGTTCCATCGCCAACTTCAGGTTCTATAATCGCCCCCTTTCAGAGGACGAGATATGGGAAATTTATAGCTACCAGAAGGCGTACTTCAGCATTTCACCAGATGTAGTGACCTACAAGGCGGGGAGGGTCGGCATCGGGACCAGCGAACCGAGGGCCGTTCTGGATGTCGTCGGGGACGCTATGTTTTCCGAAGGTAGTGTGATTCCAGCTTTCAATGCATATAAAATTGATGACGCGGGTCAAGTATATGATCAGACCGACTACATTTGGAACACTGAACATGTTGACAGATTGAATAATTATGACACAACAAATGGTAGATTTACCGCACCAAGCAGGGGATACTATTATTTCTGGGCTAGTTTTGAAATGTATGGTACTACAACATCACCCGCCAATTACAAATACGCTCAATTTTATAAAAATGGCAGTGTGTACACCCCAACGAACGCCTATACACCAGTCCAATATACGGGAGCCTCTCATCAACAAATGAATATCGCGCATGTTATATATCTCGAAGCAAATGATTACGTCACTGTGAGAACGTATGGCACGACTCGAGGAATGCAGACGTCATTTCTTGGATTTAAAATTGGTGCTTAATCTAAATATGTCTCATCTCAGTGTTAAAAGTTCTTTAAATGAAAACACAGATGGTTCTGCAATAATTACAATCGAATTATGTCCAGTGGCATATAAAACATTTAAACATCTGGCAAATGATCCGTGTTTTTGGGTAGAAAACGCAGTTCAGACGCGAGTATCAATAGAAGCGGAACGGATAGTAACTCGAGAAACAAATAAACATCTTGAAAATGGAACTATGCCAATAAATGTAACCAAGGCATCACTTATATTGGATGCAGAACTTCCAGAATAAATCTTTCCTAACCAATTAGTAGAAAACCATGCCAACCTATGACGGTATCGGATCGTCCATCACCCACAACGTCGAAGTTGATGGCAATCTGTTTCTACAGGACATCGAGGGAGGCCCAGACAGCACCCGTGTTCCTCTAGAAATTTTCAGCAATTTGGTGAGTTCCTCGGTCGAGTCCGCCAATTCCCGCATGCTCCGTTTGAGGGTTCAGAACTACGGCGAAACGAACACTGACAACTCCTACGTGACCGACATGGGCATCCGTGGCGATCCAGGTAAGGACTACTTCTTCATCACGGCGCCCCAGAATACGTCCAACGTCGGAGACCAGAACACCTTTGTCATCTCCACTACGTCCAACGTCGGTATCGGGACGACGGACCCAGGTCACTACCGCCTCTTGGTCAACAATTCCAGCACCAAGCACTTTGGGGTTCCAGGGAATGACACGCCGAGCACTGGCGACACCCTTGTCTACAATGAAGACGGCGAGTGGGTCTACCACTTTGTCGAGGGAACCTTGCCTCCGGGTACGGTAGACAATGAAATCCTCACGTGGAACGGATCGAACTGGGTTCCTAACAGCAGTATTATCACCACGAACTCCAATACCTCCATCGGAATAGGTACGTACACCCCCTCGGCCAACCTGCACGTGATCGGTTCGGTGACTGCGACCACGGATGTAGACATTTCGGGAAAGTTTCAGGGAGGAAAACTTCGGGTCGGTTCACTGCTTTCGGCGGTCCCGACGAACCCCAACGTGACCGTGCCGGGTGACCTGACCGTATCGGGAACGCTGACGAGCGACGCATGGATTCACACGTCCAACCTGGACATCACCGGAAACATCAACGTGGACTACGACGTCCTCATCGATGGAACGTACCAAGGGACGGGCATGCGACTGGACGGAACCCTGCAGAACCTGCGCGGGGCCATACCGGACCTTTCGGTGGCGGGATCCATCACGGCGACCGGGGACATCAAGACCGACCAGACCTTCCGCGGAACCGACGCGTCCATCACCGGGACCATCACAGCGTCCAACATCATAGGTGGTTCACCGTTGACCATTTCTACGGGCGGTTCCAATGTTCAAATTTTAAATTCTAACGTCGGCATCGGGACGGCGAGTCCTGGTACAAATTTACATATAGTTAATACCGCGGATATAACCACTTCTGCCGAAGTCCTCCGATTACAAAGAGGCGATGGAACCGGTGACATACAATCGAATACGAGAGGAACCATCGGTATGTACCTTAGAGATAGTAACCTTGGCGGCGGCGAAGTTGCTAGAATTTCATGGGGACATGATGGAGGGGATGCTGATCCAGAAGGGAAAGGAAGACTTGGGTTTTGGACATCTGATACAAGTGGTGCAGAAGGCGTTCCTGTTGAACGCATGACAATTCGTGCAAGCGGCAGAGTCGGCATCGCGACGGCGAGTCCGAGTTATAAGCTGCATGTTTGGGGAGGAGATAGCGAAACGACAATAGTAGGAGCGACCGGTACTAACCAGGGAACAGGTGTATTTTATGTAGGTCAGAGTCCAGCATATGGAGGCGGTATTGCTTACAATGGAGACGGTAGTCCTGACTGGGACGGGTCTGGCTCTGATTATATAAGTTTATTTAGAAGGGAAAATAATGCGAATTCTTGGACGGCGAGAAATTTTTACAATAGCAATAACTGGGAATTTAGGGGCGCCGTATCCAAAGCTTCGGGATCATTCAAAATTGATCATCCTTTGCCTGAATTATCAAACACCCATAACCTTTATCATTCATTCATTGAGGGTCCTCAAGCCGATTTAATTTATCGTGGAAAGATTCAACTTGTCGATGGACACGCTGAAATAAATATTGATACCGTATCAAATATGACAGAAGGAACCTTTGTTGCACTGAATCGCAACACACAATGTTTCACTACCAATGAAACAGATTGGGATCCGGTGAGGGGGTCGCTCGTTGGAAATATCTTGACAATTGAATGTCAAAACACAAGTTCTGTCGCCACAATAAGTTGGATGGTGATCGGTGAGAGACAAGATAAACACATGTATGATACGGAATGGACAGATGATAATGGTAAGGTCATACCAGAACAACCAAAAACGTAGCCCACGCCACCGAGTGAATAAATCTTTCCTAACCAATTAGTAGAAAACCATGCCCACGTACGACGGCATCGGATCGTCCATCACGCATCGGGTTGAGGTGGTGGGCGACAGCCTATTCCAGGACGTTGATGGGGGAACGCTCTCCACCAAGGTACCGGTTCAGATTTTCAGCAACTACTACGCATCGCCGGGTTCCGTGGATTCTTCGCGGCAGCTTCGGTTCAGGGTTCAGCCAGACGGGGAATCCAACGTGTCCAACTCTTACGTGACGGACATGGGTGTCAAGGGAGCCGACGGATCCAACTACTTCTTCATCACGGCGCCCCAGAATACGTCCAACGTCGGCGACCAGAACACCTTCGTCATTTCCACGACGTCCAACGTGGGCATCGGGACCACCGACCCAGTTACCACCCTTCAAGTCGTGGGTGACATCAAGTGCCAGACCCTCACGGCGTCCAACATAGTCGGGGGATCGCCCTTGACCATCACTTCGGATGAAAACTTGCAGGTCAACTCCAATCTGACCGTGGGAACCTCGAACCTCTTCGTGGACACCACGACGGGCAACGTCGGCATCGGGACCGACGATCCTTTAGACAATTTTGTTGTTTTTAAAAATACTTTATTATCTTCAAACGTCGAAGATTCTACTTATGCAGTTTTTGGAAACCAATATTCATCTGGTGATGTTTTAAATGTTGTCTCTTTTGGAGATGTAAGAATATGTTGCGATGCTAATAATGCTTCAACTGGTAAAAAAATAAGTTTCATAACAAATGGAGGGACGAATTACGATTCTGGAACTGTAGGCGGAGGATCTGAATTAATGACTATTCTCGACACCGGCAACGTCGGCATCGGGGCGGCGAGTCCAAGCTATCCATTGCACGTTCAAAGCAGCACGAATCCACAGATGTTAATAGGAAACAGCAGCGGCAGCGGGGGTAATATCTATTTCGGCAACGGAGATCATGGCGTAGGACGAGGTACTGGGAAAATCAACTTCACAGACGTTAATGATGTTGTTTTGCATACGGCTGGATCAGGAAACGCAGGTTTGGCGACTAATTATGCAAATTATTATTTGAAATTAACAAATGGCGGTGTTGTATTACATAATGGGTCTACAGTTCATAGCAGCGATGATCGCATAAAAATAAACGAGGAACGAATAACGAATGCTACCGAAACACTAATGAAACTTGATCCACAAATATACGATAAAACTATTGACATAAATTCCAGTAATGTATTTGGTCGCGAAGCTGGATTGATAATACAAGACGTCTGGTATGATGCTCCCGAACTTAGATATCTCGTATTACCCGCTGATGACGCCAATCCTTCTGAAGAAAAACCACAGCGAAGTGATAATATTCAAGAAGATCCAGACTATTCTGATTGGGGTTCAAAAAGTGGTCATTTTAATTACACTGGGTTAATTCCATACCTCATCAAATCTAATCAGGAACAACAAGCCCTGATAGATGATTTAGATACCCAGCTTCAAGATGAAAAGCAGAAGATGGCTTCTCTTTTGGCCCGCATCGAAGCGCTTGAAAATTCTTCCTAAGCAATTAGTAGAAAACCATGCCAACCTATGACGGCATCGGATCATCGGTGACCCACGAAATTGAGGTGGTCGGTGATGTGTTCATCAGCAATGTCGAAGGGGGTTCCCTAAGCACCCAGGTTCCCTTCGAGATTTTCAGCAACGTTTATGGGATGTCGCCCGCCCCGACCGACTCCCGCCAGCTCAGGTTGAGGGTTCAGCCGACCACAGAGGCAAGCCCGGACGACTCCTACGTGACCGACATGGGCATCCAGAACACCACGGACAACTACTTTTTCATCACGGCGCCCCAGAACACCTCCAATGTCGGAGACCAGAACACCTTTGTCATTTCATCGACGTCCAACGTCGGCATCGGGACGACGGACCCCACCAGTACGCTCCACGTGGTCGGTGACGTCATGGGTAACGGGGTTTCGCTTACCAAACCCCCCATTGCTATCGTGACAAATGCAGTCACTTCTATTTCGGCCACTCCAACAAAAATTGCATTCAACAATATAGTAACCGATACTCATAGTTGGTTTGATACTACAAATTACAGATACACACCACAAGCACCTGGATATTATTTTGTGACGGTTGCTCAACTTCAAATAAATCAAACAGGTGTGCCATATCTTGTTGCTTACATATATGTAAGTGGTTCATCAGTGGGCGCTTTTACAATGGTTGGTGGTCCTAGTAATTATACTAACAGTCACTTTAATACTATTGTTTATTGTAATGGAACTAGCGACTATATAGAAATCTTTTGTAACACAGATACCACTAGATCTATATTCAACTCGGGAAGATTATGTATACACTATATATCTGGATAACCATACCCACAGACGTGCAGATTAAATACGCCTAATAAAATCTGATTAGATAGTAAATGTCATACAACGGTATTGGCGCTACTGACCCGAACCACCCCCTCGAGGTTGAGGGCCAGGTTTTTGTCAGCGACGTGGAACTTGGGAACGCAACACAGGACGTTCCATTTGAAGTGTACAGTGACTACACAGCTAAGGCAACACTCACAGACTCTCGGCAGCTTCGGCTTCGCGTGACCCCTTCCGCCACCACCACGTCGACCTCTCACATCGACATGGGGATTGACAATGTGACGGGGAATGTCTTCTTCATCAGCCAGCCCGTATTCGATGCCACCACCGCAGGGGACAGAAACGTCTTCACGATCGAGCGCGGTGGGAATGTGAGCATCGGGAACAACTTGACCATTTCGAGCAACATCCAGACCGGGAATCTGGCGGTCACCAGCAACATCTCGACCGGGAATGTGTCCATCACCGACAATCTTACGGTTTCCGGGGACACATCGGTCACGGGAACCCTCACCACCGGTGACATCACAGGCGACACGTCACTCGCCATTTCCGGAGATGTCAGCATGGCGAATGATCTCTCGGTCACCGGAACGATCACAACTTCAAACATCGTAGGTGGGTCACCCCTGACCATCTCGACCGCTTCCAACGTCCAGATTCTGACGTCCAACGTGGGGATTGGCACGGTGCCGCTCTCGAACACGAGGGTTCACATCCAGGGCGGATCCACGGCGTCCATCACCAACTCGAACGTCTTCCCGAAATTCGTTTTCAGCAGGAACGCCAACGCCTCGTTGAATCACGTGGGTTCTGCTCACAATGCAGCGAGGGCTGGGATGTTACCGGATGAGGACGGTAGGGTATGGGCGGTGGGAAACAATGCACAGGGAGGTCTTGGTCTAGGTGACACCACCTCCCGCAATAAGTATACCCTGGTGAACGCCCTGGAAGGCGTGGCAAACATCGTAGCGAGTTCGACGAGTGGGTATAGTGGTGATAGCGATTGGGAACAAACTATATTATTGGATGACACGGGGAATGTGTGGACGTGTGGGCAGAATACACAGGGTCAACTTGGTCAAGACGATAGCAATGCGCGCTACATCCCTACACTCGTCACAATAAACATTTACAGCGGAGTGTCCATCACAGAAGTGTCGTGTGGGACAGGCATGGCCTTGGCACTCGACTCCACGGGTCAGATATGGGGTTGTGGGGCTAATGCAAACCAATATCGTGCGGGTAATCTTTCCGATGTGACGTCCAACATCTACACGTTCGTGCCATCCATGCCCGACGGCGGACCTCATGTATTCGATAGTATTGACGCGGGATGGCAACATTCCTTGGCGCTTGAAAACGACGGGCGGATTTGGTCTACGGGGGCCAACTTAAACGGAAGAACAGGTCAGGGGACAGACACAGGGACCACCGCGGGATGGACGCTGTGTCCGGACGGAACTACATCAGATCAATCTATAAGCACAGTAAGCATCACGCAAATTTCCGTCGGAGAAAGTCATTCAATTGCACGGGATTCCACGGGGAATGTGTGGGTGACCGGATATAACAACAACGGTCAGCTTGGTCTGGGTGATAGCACCGACCGAAACATATTTGAACGGGTCACCTCGAACGTCAACGTGAATCAGGGCGTCACATCTTACAAGATTGCCGCAGGTGTTGGCAGAAGCTATGTTCTGGACACAAATGGAAGGATGTGGGGATGCGGGTATAACGTCAATGGTGAGTTTGGTAATCCTCCCTACACGGCAACCATCTCAACCTTCACTCGTGCCGACGCGGGACCCATTGCCAACAAAAGCATTACGGACTTTGCTTTAAGTGGTTATGGATCGCCAATTGTAAGAACATCTGACAACGAGTATTGGGTCACGGGCTTTAATGAATTCGGTCAACTCGGAACCGGTGACACCCAGAACCGCTTAGCCTACACCAAACTCCTGGACTTCAATGCTACTCCGCCGCCGGACTATGGCTACACCCGCTCGCTCCTCTTGGAGAACACCGAGACCGGCAAGGGACCTTCGATCGAGTTCAAGAATTCGGACGCGGTCAGTTCGCGGATCCAGATGGAGGACGGGGCGTCCGGCAAACTGAACATCGGGTTCGTGGATGCGTCCTTCGACCCCAAGCTGTCCGGCGGGGACGGGGCCCAACTCTACCCATTCCAGGAGCGCGCCCAGTCCAACACGATGACCCGCGGCGTCACCATCAACCAGGCGGGAGGAACCATGGTGGCGGGCGGATCCACGTCGAACGTAGGGTTCAACACGCCCATCTTCAGTTCGGGGTTGCCCGGGACCGCCAACTATGGACGTGCCGCAAGTTTTTGGTATAGTGGTGCTTCATTATTTGTTACAACCGAAGGAAAGGTGTATGTTGGCGGTGACAATGTAGATGGTTCGTCAGGGGACGGTACGACTGGAGACGCCTTCGTGTGGAAGGAATCTACGCCCGCGTCATCCTATCCAATTGTGGCTTTCTCTGCGGGTAATGCTTATAATATTGTTTTGGATGCGAAGGGTCAACTATGGGGATCGGGGCGTAATACCTATGGTCAACTTGGTGTGGGTGACACCGACAATAGAACCACATGGACTGCGGTCTCGGGGACAGGTAATCAAGCCGTTGCTTGTGGATATGAAGCAACGTATAGAATCACAGACGACAGTACATTGGAAGCATGTGGGAGAGGGTTGAGTTATCGTTTGGGAACGGGCAATCAAACAGATCAAAGCTCTTTCGTGGCTTCCACAAGCGGTGACTTGGGAAGTTCAAAGGTAAAGAGTGTTTGGGGGAATTCGGGTAGTGCGTTTGTAATCCGCGCGGACGATGTTCTACTTGCGGTGGGGAACAACGGGGATGCGCACCTTGGCGTTGGAACCGCTGGGGTTGACGTTCAGACATGGACCGCCGTCACCGACACGAACTTCTCAGGTGAGACACCAGTGCAACTCTCTTCTATCTATGACGGGGGTGCGGATATTCACGCAATGATGGTGACCGCCGAAGGAAACATCTACGGATGCGGGGCGTCAACCTATTACCAAACCGGTCTCAACAGCACCACAGATGTAAGCGTATTTACGCAGTGCACGGGCGACATACGGAACGTCACGGTGACCCGCGTTTCTACCACCAGGTATGCTTCAATTTGTCTGGATAGCACTGGGAATGTGTGGATTACAGGGCGTTACGTTGCTAATGGAAACCCAAGTGATGATGACAACACAGAGTTTACCAAAGTCACCCTTCCCGCGGAGTTCTATTCGAAGACCATTGTAAATGTTATGGGAGGGCATGATAATACATTCTACGCCGTGGACAGCGAGGGGACTCTGTGGGGTGTCGGGAGCCGGATTAGAGGCCTTGGTCAAGTCGGATCGCCTGGATACGTATCAAAGCTCTTCACCAAGGTCCCGATCTACGACGTGGTTCCGAAATCCTTTCAATACACCCCGACGTTGACCCTCGAGAATCCCAACGCGGACCACGGCGCGACGATCGAGTTCAAGAATCCGAACAACCGGGCGTTCATCAATCTGGACGACAAGACCTCGACGCTCCGTTTGGGCTTCGTGGACAACGAGAACAACGCGGGGCAGTTCAAGGGGATCGGTATTGAACCTGGTGGTTCGTTTTCGGAAAAAATCAGCATAGTTAATACCGCGGATATAACCACTTCTGCCGAAGTCCTTCGATTACAAAGAGGCGATGGAACTAATGACTTGAAATCTAATACGAGAGGAACAATCGGTTTGTACCTTAGAGATGATAATGTTGGAGGCGGCGAAGTTGCTAGAATTTCGTGGGGACATGATGGAGGGGATGCTGATCCAGAAGGGAAAGGAAGACTTGGGTTTTGGACATCTGATACAGGTGCTGCAGAGGGCGTTCCTGTTGAACGCATGACAATTCGCGCAAGCGGCAGAGTCGGCATCGGGACAGCGACGCCTTCACACCCACTACATGTGAACGGCGTCATTCGATTTGGTACTAACACCTCTGGTTCATATGTCTATTCGGAAAATATATCGGTCGGTAGTACAGATTGGGTCAATATTCCTTTTACGAGCGGAAGAGGGTCATTTATGATAATGTTAACTGGTGTTAGTAACGATCAAGCATGTTTGGTAGGAGGAGGGGCTGATGACAGCGGTTTCGATGACGGCATTATCTATTACTCGGCAAGGAGTGCTGATTACAATACCTATGATTATTTAGAATTGCGGTGGCCGGCCGGGGGGGGCGTCATCCAGACTAAAATGAGTGCTAGCTACACCAGGACTGTGTGTGCCACGGTTATTAGAGGAATATAATTTTATCTATAATAATCACAAGTATGTGGCTTATTTATAGAGTCGATGATCGTTGTGTGGCTAGATTAGAAGAAACCCAAGATGCAGCGGAAGAAATGGTAAAAATAATTCCTGAATTTGGTGGTGCTATTGAAACTAATGACGAAGATATTATAAAAAATTGGCGTCATTATATAGCGAGTGATGATGGAAATGAATTGATACTTTCGGATGAACGAGTAGAATTTTATAGAGTTGGAACTATCAACAGAAAGTTACAAGGACTGAAAAAATTACGCGACAAACTTTTAGCACAATGTGATTGGGTGTCTCTTCCAGATGTTCAAAGGGAGGACAAGAATGAATGGTTAGAATATAGACAAGCGCTTAGAGATTGGCCTACACTTTTTGATCCAGACATGGAACTAATGTCTTATGTACCAATAATACCAGGAAAAACGAGAGAATATATGATGGAAGAATTTGATATCCATGCTTAAACAAACCACACCAACCTAAACTAGAATAGGATGATCTATCCGACCACAAAATGTCACTGGTGCAATGTCCCTTTACAATGGACCAGTCGATATGATTTCATCAACTATGCTTTTGAGTATTTTCAGTTCGAGGACAGGGTTCCCTTGGAGAGGATGTCCAGGGTGTATCACAAGGGCAGATCGAGTTCGAGGAAGAACGTGTGCCGCTCCTGCTACAACTTGAAACTGAACAACATTCACCAGAGGGAGGTCATGGGCAAGATGATCAGACTGAAGAGCATTAACGTCACCCCGGGGATAGGCAAATTTATGCTGAAACTCTTTGACCAGTCATGGAGACATCAACGCTACATCGAGTTCATGTGGTCAAAGGGACACACCTTCGATGCCTTTCTGGACTACCTCTGTGCCCGCGACACCATTTTGGGAAACGTTTCGGGTGACATCTTTGACAATGAAGAACTTGAATACTACTACGAGGACATGGTTCGTTCACACTTCGGGGTCCCGGCACACTACGAGGCCATGTGGGACGATGAACCTGATATTATTGGTTTTCAATTAAACGGCACGGACGTGATTACCATAAATGCACATCCTGCTTTCGAGTAATGGCACGCCATTCCACGGCGCCAAGGGTGGCTACCCGAGTCAGTTGAGACACCTCATCACCATGTTCGTGGAGAGAGGTCACACAGTCACGATGGTCATATGGAGTCTCTGTGGCATCAAGCACACCGGCGTGTTGCACTTCAGGGACTTGGTGAATGCCAACGTGCTCCCCGGAGAGACCAAGGATCCATGGACCCAGGCACTTTTGGATCGCCCCCAGGTGAGTTTCATTTTGGGTCCCTACGAGAAGTTTCCGTGCGTCATCAAGATTTCGGACATCAATGATTTCATCAAGCGAACCAACGCCGGAGCCATATTCTTTCTTCAGGACATCTTCCTGTTGGAGTCATCGACCGCCGAGCAGATCGCTTGTCCTTCCTACCTCTGGTTTCCTCTTCACTATGACCCGATTGACGCTCCGACGGTCAAGGCACTTGGCAAGATCAAGCACATTCTCTCACTGTGCCCCTCGACCCGCGAGAGGGTCCTAAGGCAGATGGGAAGGGAAAGTCACGTGGTGCCGCACATCGTGGGATTCCAGACGCCCCTTCCTCCCACGGACACCAAGGCAAAGGTTCGCAAGGACTTTGGTGTGGACGACAAGTATGTGATATTTACCATAGCCGGAAACTATGAGAACAGCGGGCGCAAGTCACTTGACACGACCCTGCTCTCCTTCAAGCAATTTCATGAGACCCATCCGGAGTCCCTTCTATGGCTTCACGTGCCGGCGTTGAATCACGCCAAGGTCTATGACGTTCCGGCAATGGTTCAGACGCTGGGCATACCGGACACGGCCATCAAGATCACCGAGACGACGTTGGACGAGACGACCTTGCAGAAGATGTACAAGTGTGCCGACATGTATCTGTGTGGATCCTGTTCGGAAGGGTTTGGTATCCCGCAGATGGAGGCTCAGTACTATGGTCTGCCTGTGGTGACGACCCGCTTCGGGGCGATGCACGACTACTGCTGGCACGGGGTGAGCGTGCCTCCCGCACAAAAGCGATGGAACCACATGCAGGGGGCGTGGTGGGTGACTCCAAGTGTAGAGCTGACAGTGGAAGCCATGGAGAAGGTCTATCAAGGCGAACTGGAAACCACGGACGAGTGGGTTCAGGAGGAGGTCCGCAAGGTCATGAGCTACGAGGCGGTCCGAGACAAGATACTCGCCATAGTAGAGAAAAATTAAAGGTTGTTTGATAATAGACTATGGAGCAGACTCCATTCAAAGCCGTATTTACCAAAAAGTCCAACTTTGTCACCCAGTCGTTTGATACAGATCCCCAGTCAGTCGACTATGGTGGAAATGCGAGGTTTTTGATTCCTCGTCACGGAGACTTTATTACGCGCATGTATCTTCTCATAGATTACACGAGCAGTGCATCTACGAGGATTAATCAGGCGCACGCGATGTTAGACTACGTGTCACTGATCATCGGCGGAACCACGATTCAGCAGGAGACGGGCGAAACGTTGAACATGCGTCTGAACTTGAGCACCGAGGAAAAGGAGTCCTTCTCGGTGGTTCAGCTCTATCGGATGCTTGGTGGGGGACCCAATCACATATTCACGGACACTGCGCAGTATCCACGAATCTACCGTCTTCATATTCCTCTTCAATTTTGGTTCAACGGGAAGCCGGATCTTGCGATTCCACTTGCGGCACTCAGATATCAGGAAGTGGAAGTGGAAGTGGGACTGAGGAATGCATCGCGGTGGGGTGGAACAGATTCTGGGATAAGGGACTCACAGGTGAGAATTCGGGTGGAGTATGGTTACGCACCCAAGGAAATCACAGACGCCCTGACTAGGGTACCTCTGGTGTTTCCCACGGAGCAGTTTCAGGTAGTGGAAAATACCTACACCACCTCCAACGTATTCACCGTGACTCCCGAATTTGTGAATCCCGTCAAGGCGGTGTTTGGATTGTTCAAGAACACGACCACGGAAACCACGCAACCATTTGATTATGGGAGGGGTGGCACTGCGCAGGTCGACTCGGGCGACTATCTGAACTCGATGGAGATCATCTTGGACAACGAGGTACTAATCCCCAAAGACATCGGAACGTTTGAAATGTACAGAGGATTTCAGTTTTATGCTCACTTCCCTGGTGCTCCCCAGAATATAAATGACGGAACAAACTATTATAGGGGGTACATCTACCCGATGGCATTTTGTTTGGATCCGATGAATCGCGAGATGCCCAACGGGGCAATCAACTTTTCCACGATTCTAAATCCACTATTCAACATAGATGCCAAAATTTCTAGCGGGGACAGGATCAGGTTCAGACTTTATGCACTTTCGGTGAATTTGTTATACATCGAAAATGGTGTGTCCAAATTGGTATTTACTGGATCGGAAATTACACTTCCTCGGTTTCTTTGAATTCGGCAAAGCTCACCTTGCCGTCGCCGTCCCTGTCGTACATCGTGACATCACTTTCAATAGCCTCTATGAAGCCGGAGCCATCGGTGTCGAGTCTATTGAATTTGCCTTCGACCACCCCATTTTCAGAGTAGTCTTCCACAATGCCCCTTCCATTTTCAGCAACGAATATGCTCGTGGATAGGTAGTATATGGTTAGAAGAAACAAGTCAATGAGAGGTACGTAGCTGTTGATATTAGTTCTCGAATCCGATGTGATCTTTATGTAACCAGTTGTAGCAGTGGTAGTTGATACACTGGTTCCTGCATCTGTTGGGTGATTTACGGTCAAGGTGAAAGATCCTGGTATTGTAGTCGTGGTTACAGCATTTCCGGCCGAAGTAGCATAAAGATTCGCAGTACAAGTACCCCATAATGGAGCAGAATCTCCACCATCTTGAACGATGACAACGGCAGTTGTGTTTGATGAATCACTCCAAAATGGGACATTTACCGTTATCGTACCACTAGAATAAGTGAAAGAACCATCCTGAAAATTACCAGAACTATCCACGTAATGTGCCGTTGGAGATCTGAAATAATCCGTTCCTCCTATTGTAATTTTATCTCCATTCCAAGGTTCGAAACGCATTTTGTAGGGTACGATTGGTGGATTACCGGTGTTCGTCGTCTCTGAATAAGAAATTCCGGGAATACCCACTCTGGCCGTGTTGGTTCTGAGGTAGCCATATGGATTCATTCTCAGAGTCTTTAGAATATTTGCGCCTCCCAGGCCTACGCTCGTGTTCAGTAGGATGCGTCTATTGGCAATCGTGT